CTGCTAGTGTTGCTCCTGTAAATTCTTCTGTAATAGTAACTCCTGGAGGTGGATTTCCACCAAACGCTAAACCATCTATTGAAGTACCTGCTCCTGCTAAACCATATCTTGCAGTTCCTAATGAAGTACTTGTTGTCCAAGAAGTTCCATTATATAGTTCAGTTGCTCCTGTGCTACCTGGTGAAAAACCACCAAATGCAAGTGCTGCTGTTTGAATTCCACAACCTCCTAAAGAATATCTAGCTGTATTTAAATTTCCTCCAACTGTCCAAGTTGATCCATCATATTCTTCTGTTGCTGTTGTAACTGGTGGAGTTCCTCCAAAAGCAAGTCCTGCTGTCTGTGTGCCAGCTCCTGCTAAACTACCTCTAGTTGTATTTAATCCAGTTGGATTATTTGACCATGTTGATCCATTATATTCTTCAGTCACTGCTGTATTTCCTGGAGCAATATAACCACCTGCTCCAAAAGCCGCTGTTTGAGTTCCTCCTGATGCTAAAAAACCTCTTGATGTATTTAAATTTCCTCCTGGTCCCCAACTTGTACCATCATATTCTTCTGTAGAGTTACTAACTCCTAAAGGTCCACGAAATCCTCCAAACCCAAGTCCTGCAGTTTGAGTTCCTGCACCACCCATACCTCCTCTTGCTGTTGCTAAATTTCCACCAGGTCCCCAAGTTGAACCGTTGTATTCTTCAGTAGAACTGGTTAATCCAGGATTGTAAGATCCAAAACCAAGAGCTGCTGTTTGAGTTCCTGCTCCTCCTGGATCTCTTTTTGCAGTGGTCATGTTACCACCAGCTGCCCAAGCAGCAAGTGTTAAATCATAACCTTTTAAAACTCCAATTGTATTATTATACCAGATCTGACCGACTTCTGGATTTGTAGGATCTGTTGATACCGACTGAATTGCAGTACCGCGTATTTCTTTAAAGGTTGTCATTCAAACCTCCCTTAATTATTCTGTAATAGCCAACCTTGTGTTGCATCAACGTATACAAGTGTAAATCCTGCTCTTTCTGTTGCCACCGTTAAATCTGAAGCGTCGCCTTGAATCTTGTGTCCATTACGAGCTATAGTTAAATTATTAGTGTCAAATGTTCCTGCGTAATCTATGAAAGAAATAAAGTCACCAATTGTGGCTACTGCTGGTAATGTTACTGTAAAAGCTGATGAAGTTGTATTACAAAAATAACCTTGTTTAGCAACTGCTGTAAATCCAGAAGTTTGAACTGCTTGCCAAGCTGCTCCGCCTGATACAGTTGCGAAAGATAAATTACCCGATCCGTCGGTTTGAATAACTTGGTTCGCGGTTCCTGTTGCTGTCGGTAATGTTAATGTGTATGCAGAAGATACAGTTCCTGGTGCTTTTAAACCAACGTATTCTGTCCCTGTTGTATCTCCTAATCTTAATTCTCCTGTAGCATCAATTATAAAATTTGTTCCATCCCATACTAAATTAGCTGAACCACCAAATGATCCAGCGTTATTAAATTGAATTTGTGTATTAGATCCGCCTGGAACTCCAAGAGGAACATCTGTTACATTTGTTCCATCTGAATAAACTAATTTAAATCCTTTATCTGTTGCAGAAAAAGTTGGTCCTGTTCCTGAAGCTGTTTTAAATTCAACTGTAAAGGCACCTGTTGTTCCATTATAAAGTATATAAGTTTTTTCAATACCATTTGGAATGGTTACTATTTGATTTCCTGTAATTGTTCCTGAAAATTTTAATACAGCATTTCTAGCATTAGATAATGTTGCATTTGTCATTACAAGAGCTGTTGTTTGAGCTCCACCTGCAATAGATACATCTTGATATCCTGCAATTGCTTGTTGTAAAAGTTCTAAATTTGTATTTGTTTTAGTTCCCCATGTACCGGCGTTTTCGCCTGTAACCATAAGTTCTAGTTTAAGGTCTGTAGAATAACTTGATGCCATATATTAATTCCTTGTTGTTATATATTTAAATTAAGCAGCTATGTCAACTTCTGTCCAATTAGCAGGTGTTCCTGTACTTACCTGTGAATATACTGCTGGGGTTCCTGTACTTACTTCAGCCCAAGCTGTAATATTAACGGATCCTACACTACTTTGAGCAGAAACTCCAGTAACATTTATAACTACATTAGTTATAATGTTTAAGCTACCTATTCCTGTATTTGCGGATACTCCAGTAACATCTACTACAGATACCGCATCTACCGAACCTATTGCTGTTGTTAAAGCTATGCCAGTTAATACTACATTAGCGCTTCCAACTTCATCAGTATTTCCTAAAGATAAATTAGCTTGAGATCCAGTAACGTCTACATTCGCATTAGCTGTAACTGTTGTAGTTCCAATAGAAGAAGTAGCACTAGAGCCAGTAACATCTACGTTAACATCTGCTCTTGCAATTACTGTTCCAATAGAAGAATTAATTGTGCTTCCAGTAACATTTACAATAGATCCCGCATCGGAAACAGCCTGACCTACAAAAGAATTAAGAGTGTGTTCAGAAACGTTAACGGATATATTTCCTCCTGCAGAAATATCTACTGTTCCAACGGCTGTATTAGCTTCTATTCCTGTAACTGCAAAATTAGCAGTTGTAAGAATTGTTACGGTTCCTGTATTTGAATTTAATGAATCTGGTGCAGTAACAAAAACTTCAGCGTTACCATCTGCGGTTGCATTTCCTATGTCTAATTGTAAAGAAGATCCTGTAAGATTTACTACAATATCAATTGCAGCAATAACAGTTCCAACAGCTGTGTCAGCTTGAACGCCTGTTAATTCTATTTGATAATTGTCTCCCCAAACAGTTTCACCCCAACCATTAAAACCCCAGCCTTCGGTTAGATTAGGTTCACCGTTCCAAACATCACTTCCCCAGGTGTTTCTTCCCCAACCATTAGCCACTGTAAGTTACTCCTTACGCTATTCTTATAATTGCAGCGCTAGTTGTAAATGCAGGGAATTGAATTGTGAAAGTTCCAGACGTTGATGATTTATCAGTACTAAAATTTAATACGCAAACAGCTGTATTAGAATTTGAAGTATTATAAATCAAAGCACCTCTTGCTGTAATAGTTGCAGAAGTAAAACTTAAATTATTAAAATCTACGATTGCAGTATTAGAAGCTAAAGAAGTTCCAGCATTTACTAATGCCCCACCACCAGAAACATATGATCCAGAAGCAGTGACTTGGTTTGTTGATGTAAATGCCGTAGTTGACTTTCCTAAAGTCGCACTAGAAGTATATAAAGCAAGTTTAAATTTATCTCCAGTGGATGCAGTGAAATTATGCTTTCCTTCTAAAAGTTCTTTTTTAAAAGAGTTAGCGATTGCATTTGTTGTTATAGCCATTTTTTACTCCATTACTTATTTTGTTGAATATTAAGACGAGGAACACCATCGTGATACTCATCTCTTCTTCTTCTACCCATTTGCTCTAAAGCAAAACCTTGAACAGCTTCTTTATATTTTGTTTCATATAATTGCAACATGTCCGTAGGTCCCTTTAAAAACCCATATGCTTCTAGTAAGCATGCGTATAATAAGCCATTTGGAAACTTTGTACTTAAAAACGTAGATGTATTTGTACTAGATAATTGAGTGGGTTTCAAGATATAATTTAACTCTACCGCATACGTGCTCGCGGGCGTAGGAGCCACAATAACGTTACTATCGTTATAATTACCGTAGTATTTAGGGACTCCAGTAGCTCCAGTGCTATTATACTCTGTTATAAAAGATACGTCTCTTGGTTCTAAATAACTTCTAGGATTACCAGTTTGAGTAGTATCAACAACTAATAAAGATTCTATAAGATATACATCATTTGGAACAGATAAGAATTTTTGAGAAGCTATAAAATTAGCTGAATAATAAACTCTGTTGTTGTCTACATCTACATCTCTAAATATTCTGTATTCAGCGTCTTGAATAAATCCATTAATAATGGTTGCTGTAAATACATTAGAATCTACTTCTGTATAGTCTCTTATTTTTGTAACTAGTTCTGCGTATGTCATGGTGTAGTAGTTGTTGGTCCAACTGTTATAGGGGCTCCGCCACCACCTATTGCAGTTTGAGTTGCTGTTACTCCTAAATTTACATAATAAAAATCAGTTGTAGGAAAGTCTGCTTGACTTGTCCAACCTAATGGAGCGCCTAAAGTTATAGAATATCCATTTGTATTGTTTAAGGTATTTGGACTAAAGCCTCCAAAACCATCTGCATAAGCAAAAGATATAATATTTCCTGTTTGTCTTTCATGGTCTGGTTCATTTATTAATAAAAAATTTAATCCAGCCTGTGATCTAAAAGGATTTAATGGAAGGATTGTTCTTACAGCTGGTTCTACTCTATCAGGTCTAGCATTTTGTAATGCCACTGGATCGGCTGCATGATATTTTGGACTAATTTGTGGGTGCTTAGCTTCATATTCAGAAATATGCACTAATTCTCCAGTCCATTCTTTTACCATTTCATTATATGGAAAAGCTTGACCAGATCTATCTGATATTACTTGTGAATATTTTCCTTTTGCAAAAGTAGCCATATTAAATATTTGGATAATAAGATTGTGGAGAGATATATAAGCTAGTTCTTTGACCATCTTCATCAATAGCTCTTAACAACTCATCCTCATAATACATTTTTAATTGTTCTGTTCTTGTCGGCGCATATTTAAAAGATAAATAGTAAGCAAGTCCTGAAACCATACATGGTAAAAATCTATACGGTACATCTGC